ATCCATCGTTCTTGGACTTGGTATCGCATCGCTTTTTCGCAAAGTGTGTAAAGACCGGTCGTGTATCACATTTCGCGCACCACCTCTCAAGGATTTAGAGAAAGATACGTATAAGTTGGATGATAAGTGTTATGAGTATAAGACGAAGTCTGTGAAATGTGAGGCGGGGAAGAAGGATGTGAGTTTGCATTAGATCCGCGTCGGGTGCTCGTTGCGTCTCTCGCGTCGTCCGCTCGGGATTATCGCCTATATACGCTCGAGATTATCACCTATAAACGTGTCCAATATTAACACGCTTCGCTCGCGTCGTGCGTCCAATATGTATCTCAACCAATATTGATATACATATATTTAGTAACATTCCATTCATTTCATTCATTCGTATGAGCGACACTACCAGTATTGATGACCTTCCTTTAAGTTCCCAAACGCCGGGTTCGGGCCATCATCACGTGCCTTACGGAGGCAATGGTGGCGGCGGCGGCGCGCCTCTCATCTACTCTCCCAACATCGGCAATGAATCAATGACCTCTCACGGTCCAACCAACATCCCAGGCAATGTTATGAATGAAGTCCTTCAAGGCGTCCAACGCGCCAGCGCCAACGGGATGACAATGATACCTACGAGAGATATTCCGATGAACCCCACCGTGTTTACACACGACGAACAGGCGCGACCCAATTATGTTCCGAAGCCAAAGTCGGTTCATTTCGCGGACGGCGTCGCGGGCGGCCGCGACTATATCAAAGAACATACTTCAATGGAAAGCATCGTCCGTGCCAATGCGCGCCAGTCGAACCAGCTTGACACCATTGAGGCGATTTATTACGACCTCCAAATGCCGATTCTCATCGGTGTCCTTTATTTCATCTTCCAGATGCCCGTCTTCCGCGCACAACTCCTCCACTTCCTGCCGTCATTATTCGCGGAAGACGGGAATTTCAAAATCGTGGGTCTCACCGCCACGAGCGCAATGTTCGCAGGCACGTTCTTCGTTATTACCTTGGTTTTCAATAAGTTGGGAGAGGGACTCCGGTAACTGGAGTGATTATTGTGTTTGTTCACGCTTCCGCGTCTTCCGCGTCTTCTTCGCCGCATCCTTCGCCTTCGCCCCCGCCTTCCCGTGCTCATACGGAATATACCGCAGAAACCACTCCTCATATTCACGTGAATTACGCTTATTCTTCAACTCCTCGTATTTCTTCGTCTTTTCAAACCGCATCGTCTCCAACGTCGGTTGTTTTCCGTAGCAATTGATACTGAAACGGCGTAATAAACCAGTCTGCTTCAGGCGGTTGTGTTGCTGGACATCAAAGAGAAACTGCGACATACAAAGAATACGAGTCACGTCGTAGTAAACGCGGTCGGCATAAATAAACGCCAAGTAGAAACTCAACATTGTATCAATCGTCGCAATACGGATAGACTCGCCGCCGCCGCCGCCGCCGCCACCGCGTTTGCCTGCGCCTGCGCCCACGCCGTTGTCCTCGTGTATCCGTATTGTATTATAACTATGACACGCGAGAGGCTTATACAGAAACGCGATGACCTCATCACCGATACGAATATCGTAATGTTCGGAAATGACCTCGCCGACGCCAGCGTGTTTCGTATATTTCACACCAGTATACTTATGCGCGGTGAGTTCGCGGACAACGGCTTCGCAAAGGTCGCGAGGCTCTTCTGAGAGAACGTCAAAATCGGGGATTTTTTGGACGATACGGCGTTGATGTTTTGGCATATACCGCGAATACAGGATGTTCGCATACCCGCCGAAAAAGACCGCGCGGTTTTTGATAAAGACATCACGGACAATGTTATAAACATCGGTTTCGGCAAGTTCTTTCTCTCGGTCGCTTTTATACGAAAGACTGGATTTACGCACGGTGTATTCTGGTGATGGGCTGCGGCTTCTGGTGTGGCTGCTGCTGCGGCTACCTTTCGCCTGCCCTTGTTCCGATGGACTCGGACTCGGACTCGGACTCGGCTCCGCGTCTTTATCAAGGTCGGTCGCCTTCATTGAATACAATACGAACGTATCATCCTTCCCCAGAAATCTCTCGTAGGTCGCAATCAAACGATACTTATGCGTGAGTTTATCTTCTTCCACTGTATACTTGAAATCGTCCAAATCTTCCTCGTGGGATGGCACCGTGTGATACAATCGCTTTAAGTAGGCGCCGAGATTACGATATTTCCGAATCACGGTCATAATGGCTTTACGTTTGAGGGATTTCGCACTGCCGCCACGCTTTACAGACCGCGACCGAGACTGCGACTCCGACTGCGTCCGTCGTGTGCGAGAGACAGTCACCTCTCCCGTCTTTCCGCCATCCCCAAATCCACGCTGATACTCTATCTTATCACAGTCATACCCCTTAAGCGGATAATGGGTGTTCAATAACGTCAATCGTTTTTGAACCTTCTCCCAACGAGAAACATCGCCATCCGGACGCGAAAGTTCTAAATACATCGCCATCCGAAGAAAGTCGGGCGGAGCATACCGGATTCCTTTTTTAATAATCGCATCGCGAGAGATTGATTTGAATAACGCTGGCTCCATCTGCGTAATATCGGCAATTCCCGTGAAGTTCACGAAGACCTTATAGGTGCCGTGATGAACACCAGATTTGGCTTCTACATCTTCATATCCGGCCTTGTAATAGATATCCGCGAGTTCTTTCGCTGCGTCAAGCGCATTGTCAGAGTAAAAATCGTAGTCGGGGAGCTCGATGTCTTTATTGTAAAATTGTGCGTCTTCGGGGAGGATATTATTGATGGCCGTCCCACCATAACAAACGAGCTTTTTATCCGCAATGAAATCCTCAACAATGGAGATGATTTTCTTCACTTGGGGGTCTTGGATGATAGCGGCGCCCTTCTTCTTTTCAACTAAATCCACGGCGGCACGGAGAATCTCGAGTTCTTTTTCGTCGTAGGACAAGCTGCTGTCATCACGGTCGTTGTTGCCGCGGCGGTGCTTGTGCTTACGCGACATTCAAATACTTTTATTCTGAATAATAAATTATATGATGTTAGATATCATATGATTAGAAAATACTCTCGTGGCTCGTGTTTGCCGCGTCGTTGCGGCTCCGCCTCCACTCGCGACAAACACTCGGACAGTCGTCGTCTATCCATTCGCTCGTCTTGTGTTATTGTATGACGAACGATATTGTAAAGGAATTTTGCGGATCGTGTGGAGCCGTCCCGAAGGGTAAGGCGCAACGAGAAACGCAAAATTAAAGGGTCAGTTTAACCCCACCCGCCGCCTCCGCCGGTCTTGACTCCATCGACGCCTTCGGGTTGGGCGGCGCGGGCGGCGCAATCGTAATCGGAACATACCGCAAGTCCTCCGGTTTCAAAATAAACGCATACCCCACCGACGCGAATTTATCCTCATATGCTTTTAATTTTTCATCCCGCGCCTCCTCCTGAAAGCACATCGCCGCGATTTGACACCCCCACGTAAATGGTGCATTGTGCCCGTCGTTGACAGGACGACCCCCTTTATCCGGCACTACCAAACACATATTTTTCTTATTCGCATCTTTAAATGCCTGCGGGTCGCCCACATTTTTCACTCCGAAATATGTATATTTGGAAAGAAACAACGACTTGGAACTCATATTCACGAGTTCAAAGAGATTCGTTTTACGGTAGACTGGGTTCGTGCCATCCACCATCAAAATAACCTTCCCTCTGAAATCCGCGAGATTTTCATTCCCTAAATCCTTCGACTGGTATTCACGACCGTATTTCGGTCCAAGCAGGTTTCGCGCAAGGGTCTTGCTCCCCGCAATAATCTTCGCGAGGTTGTCATACATCGTAATATTCTGTGACATTATTCGCATATGAATAATGAAGGGGTCGTTCGGGTTGGGGCATTTGGACCCCGAAAATACATAACTCCCAAGCACTTCAAATGCGTCTGAAACAGGAATGTGATTGTAAGTCTCCTTATAATTGAACGAGTTCACAGAAGATGACGCAATGACAGGTTGATTTTCCACCGAGAAAACTTCAAAATCGATGAAACGACAACCGCGTGCGATGACATATAAAAACGCATCCATACTCACATTTGAGTTCTTGAATTTATCGGGATTGAACGCATTATATGCGGCTTTGATATAGTAATCACGCAGTTTGAATTTCGACTGGTTATCTTCTAGGCTGATGGATGTAATGTTTTTATCAATGAACTCTTTCATATTGACATCATCGGGGTTCGTCATTCCTTCTTTCTCGGGCGCGGGCGTGGGCGCGGTCGTGGGCGCGGTCCCTCCCGTAAACGAATCCACAGTCATCGCCGCCTTCTTACGCTGATGAACCGTCATTTCTGCCTCCGGCGTATTTACAGTAAAATTCTCAGTAGATAGTATGGGTTCATTCCTGTTTCGTGACGCACGGATAGACTCCGGAATCAGTTTTTCGATATCTGAGATAAAGGTCTCGGTCGTAGGCTGCGGAGCCACATTATCCACACGCTTCTTCGCACTCGCAGCGAATCCTTCACGCGCCCATCGCCGCTCATAACACCGCGTCTTAATGAGTTCTGATATCTTCCATAACGCGAACACCAAAATAATCACCCCGATAAAGAGATATTCTACTTGATGTTCTTTCATTATGTATCCGCGTTATAGTATATAATTATATAACGGTTATATTATTTTATACGGTATAATATTATATATAAAGTTATATCAAGGTGTATCTATACTAAAATATCCAGCAGCGCAACATAGAAAATGACAGGCGGATTATTGAATCTCATCGCCACTGGCAACCAAAACGTGATTCTAAACGGTAACCCAAAGAAGTCATTTTTCAAAAGCACCTATCTTAAATATACAAACTTCGGCCTTCAAAAGTTTAGAATTGATTTTGACGGTCAGAAGAAACTGCGTATGACGGAGGAGTCCAAGTTCACATTTTATATGCCGAGATATGCGGAATTACTAATGGATACCTATGTTTGCGTGACACTTCCCTCCATCTGGAGTCCCATCCACCCACCCGCCCGCGCGGAAGATATGTGGGCGCCTTATGAATTCCGCTGGATTGAAAATCTCGGCACCCAACTCGTGAAAGAAATCGTGATTTCAGTCGGTGGGATGACCCTCCAACGCTTCACTGGCAATAATCTGATGGCAATCGTAGAACGCGACCTCGACGCAACGAAGCGCGAATTGTATAACCAAATGACCGGACACGTCCCCGAATTATACAATCCAGGTTGTTCTGGCGCGCGCCTGAATCAATATCCGAACGCGTATCGAACTGGGAGTGCTGCCGGCGCAGAACCCTCGATTCGCGGACGCAAAATCTATATCCCCATCAACGCGTGGTTCACACTTTCGTCGAAAATGGCGTTCCCCCTTGTATGCCTCCAGTATAACCAACTTCAAATCGATGTCACGCTGCGACCTGTAAAGGAATTATTCACCATTCGCGATGTAGGCGACTCCGCCAATTTTTGGCCAGTCGTCCAACCCGACTTCACGAACCCCCTCCACCAAATGTGGCGGTTTTTATACCCGCCTCCCAGTATTGATTTATCGCTGAATTCATACCCGAGTATTCGCACAGATTGGAATGCGGATGTTCATCTGATGGCGACGTATTGCTTTCTCTCGGATGATGAATCCAAAGTGTTTGCGGCGAACCAACAAAAATACTTGATTAAGTCGTATTATGATTGGGTGTTCAATGACGTGACGGGGAATAAAAAACTTAAGATAGAGAACTCGATGGGGATGGTGGCGTCATGGACGATGTTCTTCCAACGTAGCGACGTGAATTTGCGGAATGAATGGAGCAATTATACGAATTGGCCGTATAATTATCTGCCGTATGATATCATCCCCGCACCGATAGACGATGACTGGCGCCCGACGTCATTTAATGAAGTCGTCACTACCGCGAGTGATATCCAGACAACCGCGTGGCAGGAAC